GGTGCCTGATGTAGAGGTCTTTTGTAGTTTTGCCGGGATTTCTAGGGAAACGCTTAATAATTGGGAAACAGCCCGCCCGGGTGCGTATTCTGACACAATAAAAAGACTGAAAACAAGTATAGCAGCATTTAAAAAACAACTTGCCTTTGCTGGCAAGATCCCGCCGATCGTATTCGCTACGGATATGAACAACAACCACGGATATACACAGGCGGCGCAAAAGATAGATCTAAACGTTGGAAAACAGGCGGCAGAACTACCAACAGCGGCAGAGATTGCGCAGCGTTTACCGGTGGAAATGAGCGGAAAAGATCCGGCAGACACGGACGGAGATATAAATATATAGCATTTATGCGGTTTTGCGGTTCGTTTTCTTTTACTTTTACGAACTCCGGCACGTTTCCGGCGGTTCTGGTGTGGCGATCCGGGGACAGTTCCGGCAGCTTATACCCTGGGGCGGGGGTGTGGAGCGGAGCGGATCAGGGGCAACTCACCCCTCTGAGTTCCCCAAAAATTAAAAAGCCCAAAACCACCCCAATCGTAAAATGGCAAAGAACCCTATTACCGTAAACCACCCAATTTACAATGTAAGTATAAACACGGCATCCGAATAACAAAAGGAAAGTGAGGACTTTACAAAACCACAAAATCCAAAATCGGCGGATGCCTACCGGCATAGAAAGAGAGAAATATGGAACAGAACAAAGAAACAGCAACACAGAATAAGCAGAGAGAGGCGGAAGTATGCAGAGAGAAGAAACAGACCGCATGGGACAAATGGAAAGAGGACACACTGCGGAAGTTCAACCGGACTGCATGACAGAGGCATACACCGTAGGAATCTCTGAAACGCATATCAGAAACAATGCAACGGTATTCCGAGTATGGCAGATGATAGAGTGTGGAGAACTTACCAGAGAAGAGGGATTGTACCTCATGGTAAATACGCTTGCGGATGAAAACCATCGTCTGAATCAAATGTGTAATGACCTCATAATGAGGATGCCGTCACGTCTGCACGTAGAAACGATAACAGGCGAAAAATAAAAATCGGCGGAGGCTTACGCCTCATAGGAGGTAAAACCGGATGAGCAATGAAAACAGCAATTCCAAAAATTCCCCGGAAAATAAAAAGAGGTCTTTGCACAAGGAACCGTGGTATAAAAGGTTATTCGACAAGATTTTGGTATCGTATTTTCTTCCGTGCAAGCATGAGTGGGAAGTAATGGAAGTCCTCTGGACGGTACATGATTACGGCGGATTTAAGTGTGAGGTATGCAAATGTGGGTGTAAGAAATGCGGAGAAATAAGCATTGAGCAATTATTAGTATGAGGTGTAGGGCATGGATAGACCGGTAGAAATCACAAGAAGCTATGCAGAGTGCAAATTCTGTAACGATATTGCTGATATGTGCAATGAGATACCAGATTGTACTCGCTGTGAGAATAGAAAAGGAACATGGATAGATACAATCACGAGCCTGCTTGGCACAAAAGCGGTTGTCGTTCTGGAAGATGGCAAAGTGGAGACATATCCACTGGATAGACTTAAAGTTATCACAAAGAGGGAGAGATAATGAAAATTATTGAAGAAATTGGCGAAGCTGCAATGTTGGAACAGCTTGCAGAGGAATGTACCGAACTTGCAAAGGCAGCACTCAAAATGGCAAGGATCATACGAAAAGAGAATCCGACACCTGTAACAGAGAAAGATGCTATTGCAAATATCAGAGAAGAGTACACGGATGTCGTACAGTGTGCCGGAGAACTTTCATTGACCGTAGATGAGGAACAGATGGCACGCAAACACGAACGGTGGGAAAAGAGAGTGAGGGATAGAACATGATACCATTCAGGCATTGCATAAGGGAACCGCACGGATCGGCAGTGAAATTTGAGATACTGGCAGCAGCACCGAATGAGTTTCAGGTACGTTACCCAGATTATGATTACATTAAAATGGGAGTCGGACCATCAGTGATGTATAACAGAGAACAATTACTGTGTTTCCTATTGGCGTATGACAAGACAGAGTGCCTTGAATTTATGGAAAAACTGTATCATCACATGGGATGGTCTACTGAAAAGCTGCATGAGAATCCGGCATTTGCCGAAGTGATAAAGGAGAAAGAGGCATGATAGCACGTTTCTTACAGAATATTGTCGTAAATGACATTGAGAAGAATATGGAAATGAATATTGATAAGGGCGAAGAACTCTTTGCCATCGACAGAGGAACCCATTATGAGCTGAGAAAGGCTGACGGATGGGGAACTATGGCTCCGAAAGAGTGCGAGGGCGAATATTATGAGATCATCAAAGAATAAAAATCCGTGTTTTGATTGCCTTGCGTCAGAAAAAGAAAATGAGGAAGTGTGCAAGACCATACGGGCGATGCTGAATAAAAGCAATAGCGTACAGGTGGAAATGAAAGATCCGGGCAGCATAGGAACATTAACCATAGGGGATTGCACATATAATGTTTATCTTGGAAACACAACACTGAATAAATTGCGGTGTTTGCCTGATAAGGATGTGTATAAACGTGTATTCACACTGATAGAGGCGTAGGGGGATATGTATGGAAAATGAGACAAAACCACAGTTCTTTATCATGGATGAACAGCTTGGAAATCCTATACCACTTGCGGAAATTAAGGAAATATCTGAACCTACACTGGATGAAGAGTATGATATGCCGGATATTTCTCATCTGAAAGAGGGATTTGAAATACCTTTTGAAGTGAAAATGAAGAAATCTGCCATAAACAAACTGTTTCAACCGTGTTTTGGCAGAGAACCTTACAGGAATCTCGAAAAATGTGCCAAGTGCATACTGAAAAAGGACTGCGTTGTGGCGAAAATCGAGAACAATTTCAACATGAGATTAAGGGCATACCACCCTTGATAATAAATCACAAGGAGGGCACCAATGGAAGAGAAAGAAAAGAAACCGTGGAGACCGCCAGAAGCGGCACATTTACCCGATCCGATAGCGTTTGCCATGCAGGGTTTTGAACGCTTTGGATTACCGAAAGAACGGCTGATACCACCATTACAAACATTTGACAGAGTGATGCAACACTCGGCATTTACCGAAAACCGATGGTGGGAAAATGCAAGACAGGTAACGGCAACAGCATCATCGGAAGAACAGTGGCGGAGAGTGAGCATCGAAAGAGCACGTTGCCTCGGAGAACCATGACCGGATTTTGATGATATACCGGTTACGAGTATCACAGAGGATTTTTCACAGAAATGTCAAAACGCCACAATCGGATTATTAAGAGATCAGGTAATAGCATCATGCGCTATTCCGGGAGAAACATTGTTTGGAGACATTTTTAACCAGTTAGGTATTAAGGAGGACAATATGGATAGAAGTTTAGCAGACAAAAAATTTAAGAAAGTAACTATCGAGTGTGAGGACGGCACGACTTACGCTGGAAAGATCAATCATGTATGTGGTAGCCCGTATCGTTGGGACAAACTGTGTGTAGAAGCAATGGTTGAGGACAAACCTATTGGAGCATATGGTATTGAGAAAGTCCTGTTCCAGAATCCTGCAACAATCGTGTTTTGGTCTGACGGAACAAAGACGGTCGTAAACTGCATGGATAATGTGGAAACCAAAAAGAAGATCGTAGACGGCAAAGAAGTAATCATTCGCAAACCTAGAAAGTGCGATACCTACTCCAAAGAGGCAGGACTGGCTATGGCTATTGTTAAGAAGTGGGCCGGTAACAACGGAAATTACAACAACATCTTCCGTAAATTCATTCCTGAGATGGCAGAGGAAGAAAAGGCTGCCAAGAAAGCCAAAAAGGCACAGAAAGCGGAGAAGTAGATATGACATTAAGAGAATTGGCAAAAGGCTATGATGGAGATGTGTTGATTAAAGCCTATGAGAATGAAAAATCAAAGATTCCTACGGCAATCATGCAGAGTTCGGTCACGGATGCAATAAAGGATGAGATATTGGATAGAGAGATTTACAGTTATGCAATGGTCTATCAGTCGTTGTTCACATCAAATCTAAGAGCGAATTTTGCAGCCGCACCGGAAGAAACGGAGGAAACCACATGAGAACCTATTTTTTTGACACAGAGTTTACTGGTCTGCGTAAGGACACAACTCTTATCAGCATAGGAATTGTCTCAGACACAGGAGATAGGTTCTATGCAGAGTTGACGGACTATGATGAGGGTATGTGTGATGAATGGATTGAGAAGAATGTTCTCGATCATTTGGTTTTGAGTGGCAATGCGGAGTTAGAAGAAAGTCTGGCAGCCGACAATAAAACAACGACTGTAATCGGCAGTAAGGCAGATGTTTGTTGCGAACTTATGGAATGGCTTGAAATGGACGCTAATTTTGACAGTGATTATGCTGCGGTATTCGTTTCAGATGTCTCGCATTACGATATGGTGTTACTGATTGACTTATTGGCAGGAAACGCTATGAAGTTGCCTGAGTTTATTACACCGGCTTGTCACGACATCAATCAGGACATTGCAACGATGCTTGATATTTCAGAAAAGGCAGCTTTTGACATTTCGAGAGAACAGCTCCTTACAAACAGAGGAATTGATTTGCCGAAAGGTCAAAAACACAATGCACTCTACGATGCGGAAGTTATCAAAGCGATATACGAGGACTTTTTCTCCGTGGGGGGGGGTAAAACAGGGAGGAAAAAGGAACCATGTCTGAGCAGGAAATGATAAAGAAACTCGGAGAACTTACGAGTGAGGTCGAAAAACTGAAAGCAAACAAGAAATCTCTGGCAGAAAGAAATATGCAAGCAGAAAAAGAGAATGATGATCTGAGGAAACAGATTGAACAGCTTGAAAGTTTCAATGCAGAGTTGGATGCCACAGTCAAGGAACAGACTGAAATGCTGAACGGTGGAAAGTTATATGAGGACTATCAGGAAGTTTGCATTAAGAACAGCAAACTCAACGCAACGGTTGATGTTCTGGTAGAGAAAATCAGTATGTTAAAGGCGGTGGGATGTCATGGATAATGGAATGGAACTCAGAGTGAAAGATTATTGTGCTTTCTGCCCTGATTTTGAGGCTGACGTTGATAAGGTTGATATTACTGTATTGGCGGATTATACCCAAAGGGCATTAACCACAATCAGATGTGAACACGCCGAAAAGTGCGAAAGAATATACGGGAGAATACAGGAGGGCAGAACTAATGAAACAACGGTGGTACAAAGTAGTGTTTGAAACCATTGAGAGAAAACCAATCCGCAGAACTGTTACCGTATGCAGCACGGACAGTGTTCATGCGTCTGCTCTGGTATATCAGCAGTTCGGTAGAAAGAAAATCAAGGTAAAATCTGCCAAGAAAGTAAAGGAGAGTGAATGATGGATAATTTGAACTTGAAACCGCAGTCCCCGGATGAAGTAAAAACCATGATGTGGACTGGGGAAAATCAGCGTGAAATGTTCGATCTGCTTACTTGCGGCAAGAAAATTGATGATTATATGACTGCCAGTGGAGAGAACTTTTTCATAGACCATAGCACCGTAAAAGGAGGGTTGGTGCTTATTGCCAACATAGGAAATCAGTGCGGATGCAAAATACCGGTAAAGATAGGGGATTATGTGTGCGGTCGCAGATATGGAGATAAATGGTGTTTTTCCGTTGCGGACGGTACGGCTTTTGAAAACAACACTTGCGGAACTCTCGAAAAGAGAGAGGGGAAAGAAAAACCGATAGACATATTCAAAAACCAGGAGCAGTTAGAAGAGTGCCTGAGAGAGTGGCAACACAGATTATTCCTTGATGGGTGGCTAATACTGGCACACGTTAAGGATAAGATTATGAACCCTAACGGAGAAGAGGTAATTGACGCTGCCGGATATAACACATTCATATTTGAATCCAGTCAGGCAAACATCCAGTTACTCAGCGATGAATCTTACAAAGAGAACAATACACTGTTCAAACACTGCATGGAAAAGGATCTTGTGCATGAACTTTTACATTGCAAGTACGATTGGATGGGATGTCAGGGTGGAACCTATGAGGGCGTGTATCTGGATGCGACCGAACACCAGAAGCTAGAGGAAATGGCAAAGAGTCTTATCATGGCAAAATATGGTGTCGGTTATGATTACTTCATGTGAGGTGCAATATGACAACGGTGGTGGTCTATAAGACCGATACAAAAGAAGTTCTGGCAGCTATTCCGATGGACGGCGGAGATGCCGTCTGCCGGAATGATGTGGAATTTCAGATTTACAACGGAACAGAGCCAATATTCACGGAAACTCCCGGAGGAATCGTATTGGCAGAAAACAAATTTATGATAAAGATGGAGGGCAACAACAATGAAAAATAAAGGAACATGGATTATTGTCGGCATTGTAGCCGCATTTGTATTACTGATAGCAGGAATTTTTGTAAGTACCAACAACAGAGCGGTTTCGTTGGAGGAACAGGTCTTTACGGCTGACTCTGATATTCAGGCACAGGAGAAACGCAGAACGGATCTTATCTACAATCTGGCAGATTGCGTCAAGGAGTACGATAAGCATGAGGCAGAGACTCTTCTTAATGTCGTAGAAGCAAGAGGAAACAATGGCAGCACCACAGATATTGAGAATGTGACAACTTCCATAGCTGCGGTTGCCGAAGCATACCCAGAATTAAAATCCAACGAGAATTACAAGGAACTGATGAATGAACTTTCAACCACAGAGAATATGATCCTGCAGTACCGCACTGCCTACAATAACGAGGTAAGGGCGTATAAGAAATATGTGCGTAAATTCCCACATAAGCAGATCTTGGGAGTTATGGGATATGAGGTTATCAATTATGACTATCTGGAATACAGCGAAGAGGACAGACAGCCGGTAAGCAATCTGTTTGGAGAATAAGCCTATGAGGAAATGGAGTAAGATAATCTACTCCGGCAACGGTTGGGATATGACGGTGCGTGAACTGATGTTTAGCATCGTCATTATCCTTATCATGCTTATGGATGGATTTTTCATTAGTGAAAAGATAGCTTCACACAATGACGAACAGAATCAGGAATACTATCAAGCCGTGCAGATTGATGGAAATGCAGAACTGTTTCAGTACGGTATGCGAACTGATGTAGGAAATGCGTTTGTGAAAGGAAATCTGGTGGCAGTAGATCCTGTTACAGATCCGGGAATAGGTGGAGTACCAGCTGCCTACATAAAGGTTGAGGAACAACACTACAACCGACATACGAGACAGGTGGCACATACACGGACGGTAAATGGGAAAACGCAGACTTATTACACTACGGAGGTATATTATTCGTGGGATTACTACGATAGTTGGGAAAGCCATAGTCAAACGGTGTCATTCCTTGGCGTGGAGTTTCCGTATGGAAAAATCCAGATGCCGGGGTCTTACCTGTATGACACAATTAAGCAATCGTCCCATGTGAGGTATTTGTACTATGTTATCAACACGGAATACAGCGGAGTTATCTATGCCAATCTCAAAGATAATACCATAGAGGACGGAACACCGTTCATTCAGGCAGATACGATAGATGAAGCGGTGGACTATATGGTTTCAAACGGAACTGCCGGGCTGGTAATTTTCTGGGTTGTATGGGTAATTCTGATCGGAGCAGCCGTGTTCGGGTTCTGCTATTTTGATAATAAGTGGTTGGAGGATTAGAGATGTATATTGTAGACCAGGATCGTAGCAACGTAGTGAACATCGGCAACGTTAAAAGCATTGCACTCAGCGGAAAAAGAATTACCGCCGATGATTACACACTTGCGGCTTACGATACAGAACAGAGAGGGAAAGAAGTATTTGAACAGTTACTTGGGAATGCTTTTCCTCCTGATATGATAGTAGCCAAGAATTGCAACATATCCGAGGATGCCGTAAATGACCTAGCAATGGATCATAGCATTATTATGGTTCGTGGCAACGGACAGGCGGATGTTACAGCGTATAGCTGCGGAGTTTATTATATGCCGGAGGAATAAAAGAATGGTAGATGTTATTTTAGAAATCATTTGGATTGCGATATTGGCACTTTACATTGTTGTGGGTTGGAAAGATGCAAAGTCCAACAATGAAGTAAAGAAAGAAATTACACAGATGAATGAGCTGCTGTTGGAACAGAACTCTCAGCTCAAAGAACAGAATAAGCATCTTAATATGGTTATTCTGAGTGTTTGCAGTAAGAGTGTACGAGATAGAAAAGACCAGGAGGAAAAACGTGAAAAAGCAACGGAAAGAGACACGCCTGAAAAGGAAACGCCTGAAAGCAGCGTATAACACAATCTTAGAAGAAAACCGCCGATTAAAAGGTTGGCAATCGGTGTATGGCAGAAAAGAGATTAGAACATTTGGAGAACGCAAAATACTCACAATATTTGAAGCAGGAAGTGACAATATGGGAGAAATCATAAAAGACAGAATGGCAGTTGGAATTGGCAGAGCACTTAAAGAAAATGGCGCAATTCAGTTTGAAACATACGATGATCCTATGAAATGTGGAATTATTGTGGATGCGAAAGTTAAAATCGTTATGCCGTAGGTATATTACAGAGCCGTGTAGAGCCGTGAGAAAGGATGAATTTTCATGGCTCAACACGAACTATCGAATAAAGAGATTATCGTAAGGCTTCTGAAAAGCGATCTGAGTGACTATGACAATCTTCTGTCCTTACTCGGAATGGCAAATGAGGTTATTCGGGAAGATAAAGAACTTTCACGGAAATTAGCGAATAAGGTCAGATTCCTTGCACTGAGACTATGTGCGACAGGAGATATTAAATATTACGATTTGTACAATAAGGCTCTTTTGTTCTTGGCACAGGAACATAAGGATTTTGACTCTTATCTGCTTTATGTGGAAAAGAACAGAGATCCAGAGGACAGATACTATCAGCCACGAAGAAATAAGATTTATTGGCTTGTACAGAAGATGCAGAGGCTTATTGATGATGAGTTGGATATTCTATCAATATCAATGCCTCCTGGCACCGGCAAGACCACACTGGGAGAGTTTTTCATATCGTTTGTAATGGGGCATTACCCCAACACACCAAACCTTATGTCCTCCCATTCTGGATTTATGACGAGAATGTTCTATGATGCCGTTCTCAACATAATTACCAGCAATGAATATTGTTGGAGCGATGTGTTCCCGGACATTGTATTTGAGGGAAATAACGCAAAAGAAGAGACAATAAACCTTGGAAGATGGCAACCGTTTAAGACACTGACCTGCAGACCAATCAGAGGTTCCCTTACCGGTGTTACCCGTTGTGAGGGATTTCTGTATGTGGATGATTTGGTTTCCGGTATCGAAGAGGCTCTGTCTATTGATCGTCTGGATAAGTTGTACGGAGAGTACACCACAGACCTTAAATCTCGTAAAAAGAAGAAAGCAAAAGAGATCCACATTGCAACCCGATGGAGTGTGCATGATGTTATTGGCCGGCTTGAAAGAATGTATGAGGGCAATCCGAGGGCAGAGTTTATTGCTGTTCCAGACATTGATCCTCAGACCGGAAAAAGCAACTTTGATTACGATTATGATGTTGGATTCGATGAGAAATACTTCCACGATATGGAAATGTCGATGGATGATGTTTCATATCGCTGCCTGTATAAGAGCGATCCGATTGAGAGAGAGGGTATTCTGTATCATCCAACAGAATTGCAGAGATATATCGGAGGACTGCCGGACAGAGAACCGGATTCTATATTGGCAATCTGCGATACCAAGGACACCGGTACAGATTACAACTTCCTCGGAGTTTTCTATCAGTACGGAGACAGATACTATCTGGAAGATCTGGTATTCAAAAACATCGACCCTGGGACCTTGGACGAACTCAACTCAGATATGCTTGTTAAGCATCATGTACAGCAGGCACAGTTCGAGAGCAACAAAGAGGGTAGCAGAACCGCAAATGAGGTTGAGAGACTTGTTAAAGCCAAAGGCGGCAGATGCCATATTACGAAGAAATACACTACTCAGAACAAAGAGACCAAGATCATCGTCAATTCTTCATGGGTTAAGGAACACGTCATATTCAAGGATATTACAGAATATGAGCCTAAGAGTGATTACGGTGTGATGATGTCATTCCTTTGCAGTTATACACAGCTCGGAAAGAATAAACATGATGATGCGCCGGACACTCTGGCAATGTTCGCCCAGTTTGTAGATGCTCTTCTTGGCGGAGAGGGACAGGTAGTAAAGAGAAGTGACTTAGGAATATAGAAAGGGATAGCATGGGACAATATAGTTTCGCCACCAACTTAAAAAAAGAAAGAACGAATAGGGGAATTACACAACACGAACTTGCAACGGGCGTTCATGTGGCGCAGAATACCGTGAGCGATTGGGAACAATGCAAAAGTTATCCGTCAATCGACAAGATATACGATATAGCAAATTTTCTCAAAATCCCTGCAAGCAAGTTGATTTCTGATGTTCAGAAAAATGGTTGTAAAGCCGACTGCACACAGAAAAACAAATTTTTTTGAAAATTTTGTTTATTCCACTTGACAAAGAATGTTTAGTACGCTATACTACGACCATACCAAGTGACACGGACATAAGTTAAGCGGAGTGAACACAAGGTATTTGGCATTAAAGTTTCTCCTAACCATTACGGCACAGTAACGGTGCCGTAATATGGGAAGTAAGCTAACTCGGTAGAAGCGATAGACTGAAAATCCATAGGAGTTGGTTCGACACCAACACTTCCCACTTAGAATTATTGTTCCCCGACAGTAATTCCATATCAGAGGATTCTAACTTATGTAGTTCCTCCGAAGCCTCACATGGAATCCCCCAAGTGTGAGGTATGGACCATTAGCTCAGTTGGTTAGAGCATCCGGCTCATAACCGGACGGTCTGGGGTTCAAGTCCCTGATGGTCCACGCATGGCAATCCGGCACGAAACTATAAATATAGCCATGGCAGTGAAGCTACGCCGAGATACACCGGAGGAAGTAAGGCGGCTGAGTGCGGCGGTGCAGTGCAGAAACGGTATGACTACCGCATGACCGTGACGGCTACCAGAGGTAGCAGACAAGAGAGGATGCAAAAAGATGTATATTCCTGAATTTTGGTGCGGTGTTGCCGCAACGATAATCACAGAAGTAATAATTGCAATCGCATATTCCATATATGCAGACCACAAGAAAGTAAGAAAATCATCTATCAGAAAGTTAAAGCAAGATGTAAAGGCGTATGAGTTGGGCGAATTGCCGCCGGAAGAATTTAACCGGAAGTATGAAAGCAGAAAGGGACATTTAGGACACGCCGACACATACCACATTGCAAAGGCGGTTGAATACGAATTGTTATTCTATGAATGGGAACGCCTGGAAGCAACGGCGTAAAAAGGGTCAGAATAAAAAGCCGTTCCATTATATGATTTACTTGTAAAAAACAAGGAAAGGAGCATGGAACAATGGAGAAAATGTTTAACTTTATTTCCGTGATTGGCGGATTGGTTGGCGGTTTTTTCGTTTTGTTGTTCGGCGGGTGGGGTGTG